TTACTCGTTGTCGCTGATGGAGTATTAACTCCGTTTCCAATCAATATATTACTTGCTCCTGTTGTCAGAGTAGATCCGGCTGCTGAACCCACAATAACGTTATTATTTGCCCCTGCTGTCATCACAACTCCGGCATTTTTTCCGATAACGACATTTCGGCTTAATGCACCCTTTGTAGTACCATTACCCATTGCACGATAACCTATTGCTACGTTTCCTTCACCTTCGGTGTTATTGCTTAGTGAAGTATATCCCAATGCAATATTATGTTCGCCTGTGTTGCTATACATCGCTTGTGTACCAATAGCGATATTATGCTGACTAATTAGGTTGCTATAGAGTGACTCACGACCAATCGCTATGTTACTTGATCCGCTCGTGTTTAATCTTGCAGCACGATAGCCCAGACCGATGTTGTTGGACGCTAGATTCTCTTCTAGTGAGTTTGCACCCATGGAGATATTGTGATCCCCATCAATGTTTTTGTACTGAGAAAAATACCCATGAGCAATATTATTTTCGCCCTGAGTGTAGTGTAGAGCGTATCTACCTATACCAACATTGTTTAATCCGGCATCACTATACAACATAGCGCTATCACCGATTGCGACATTCCCATTACCACTTACGTTATTACCAAGCGCTTGCTTACCTAATGCGGTGTTATAGCTACCTGTGGTGTTGTAATACATCGTATCTGTTCCGATTGCAACGTTATTAACCCCTGTCGTGTTGCGGCTTAAGGCGAATGAACCCATTGCGTTATTTCGTGTGCCAGTTGTATTGTCTCGAAGTGTTTCTCTACCAATTCCGACATTACGGCTTCCCACTGTATTTTTCTGTAGAGATCTTACACCAATAGCCACATTCCAGTAACCGCTAGTATTGTTGGCAAGGCTATCATTGCCTAGCGAAACGTTATCCTCGCCACCTACGTTGTATCTTCCCGAATTTCTTCCCAAATAAGTATTGTTTCCGCTAGCATTTGTACTACGATATTCGAGCAAATTATTATTGTAAGCTTCGAAAAGCATCGAAGGCGGAATGCCTAATAGTATTTTCTTTAAGCTTACAACCTTTATTGATCCTGCAAAGTTTGACCAGGGTATAATAGCTAAAACGTTAGTAGTTGCAGGGGTCTCAATTCCGAAGACAAAAGTACGAGATGCGGCCGGACCTTTGTAAGTCTCAAATTGAGGGCTGCCACCAAGGGTAACCCAAAAGTCTGATTGCTCACCGCCTCCTGCCCCGGCAGGCGTAACCGTCAACTCGATACGATACATCCCCGCTGTTAACCCGTTTATAGTCGTCGATAGACTTGCCGTATTGCCGGACGTATGAGTAAAACCATTGGCGAGATCGCCAGCCCATCCAGCGCCTAGCGTCCAAACGCTCGTAAGCAGCTCGTTTCCGAGAGTAACATCGATTGTTGCTGTATCAATCTTAAACTTAGGATTTTCCGCAATATCCGCCAACTGTGCAGCAAGCTGAGTGTTCTCTGTATCTAATCTGAGCTTCAAATTTTTATAATCATGGCCTTTAGCATCAATTGCCGCTTGTGCTGCAGCTGGGCTACTGTCACCGTTAACCACAAGCTCATTAATTTGCGTTTGTAAGCTGCTGACTGATTGAGTAGTAGCTTGTTGATTCTTTTCAAGTGCAACTACATCGTCCTCGATCATATCAAATGTTTCATTGATGTTTTGATAATCACTACCTATGGACTTACTACCTGTAATGTGACGATATCTATTTGCCATTTGATTTTTCTCCTTTCTCTTGGCGAGTGAAGCGTGCTTGCAGCATTGTGATTGCTTCGGCTAAACCATTTAGAACAGCAGCCTCTTGTCCTGGATTGTTTTGCAGCATCACACTGACTACTTGCATGATCTCAGGTACGGGTTTATATGGATTGAGCTCAGCTCGTATGAAAGCCTCGATATTAGCCATAAGGCACCTCCTAGCATAAATAAAGGAAAAACCTCCCATCATGTCGAACCATTGGTTAATTCGACGGAAAGGAGGTTTTAACGATGAAGCTGAATCCTGATTTGGTCAGAGAAATATTATTGACCATAGAAAATACGCTCGGGTATGGTGAACAACTAGTCTATAAAGAGAGCAATGCAGATGAATTCGAAACATTAAACAAGTACGACTACCACGAAGTCCTTTACCATGTCAATCAATGTGAAATGGCTGGGTTAATCGTAGGGGTTACTTTCTTCTTATCAAGTTCTGATGGATGTTGGATTAGCGACTTATCTCCCAAAGGACATGAGTTTCTAGCCAATATTAGAACGGAATCGCTTTGGAATAAGACGAAAGAAACTGCTAAGAAAGTAGGCTCATTCTCCTTGAATACTCTTGCTCAAATCGCTATTGGAGTAGTTAGTACCAGTATCAATGACCATATCTGATACCCTTACCGCAACTTTCAGAGTCAACTCAGCAAGACCAGATGCCACGTCAAGGTGTTTCAATTCATAACCAGTGACATAGGGTATCATTCGTTTGTTAATGAACACCTCATCACCTAAAATTTTTAGATTTGGGATCTCTCTGTCAATTTGAAGAGATCCACCGTTCCAAGTAGTATCCTTAGCAGATTCCCATGTTTGGTTTTGGGAGTCTGCTTCACCCCAGGTTCGCAACGGCCAAGTTTGCGATGGCTTCATGTTCTCATTAATATACCTACTGACCGTTTCCCCAACCTCTACAGGATCAATAGTAATCGATTGGGCTTGCATCTGGCTTAGTTGTGCAGTTACTTCTTCCTTTACAAGCTGCCTTATTTGTTCCCCCAGCGATGGCACTTCAGTAGTAGAACCAAGATATACCTTTCCTTCCATCCTCTATCACCCTTTCGGCATAATAAAAGAGCCTACCTATTTGGTAGACTCTTAACTAAGTATTGTTTATTTTGATGCAGCAAGTTGAACCTTTACATAAATGATCTCTTGCTCAATCTCTGCAACCTTTGCTTGTTGTGCTGCAAGTTGTAACTCTGCCTCATTTAAGCTAGCCTCAGCATCTGCTACTCGATTTGTATAATCAAGAATTACTTGTTCAGATGCATCAGTCGCTAAATTGCTAAGTGTATTCTTCCATTTATCTATTCTTTCATGAGAATTTTGAACTACACTTTCATAAACACCTTTGATCTTATTTGCAGATTCTAATTGGCGTTCTAAACTCTCAAGAGTAGTTTGAAGTTGTTTCTCAGTTTTTGGGCTGTTAGCCTGAGTTTCCATCTTCACAACACCTTTCTCCCACTCCACGCCAACACCAACAGCTTCAGCTACGATTCTAAGCGGAGCAAATGAGGTACCATCTGTAATGATCGCTTTTCCAATTTCTTCACCATCTAATGTTACTATTGCTTCAGATTGTATCTTCTTTCCTACTAACGATATCGTATCAGCTGCAGCAACGCCTGCTGTCGCTACTAATATACCTGCCAAGAAACCTATCAAATATTTACGCATATTTATAACCTCCCGATCTAATTTACCTATAATATACCATTACGCTATAAAAGATGGAAGGTTTCATTACGCATTTTCAAGTGCAGATAATCTTCTCTCAATGTCTGTGATTTGAATATTGTAGGTGTACTCATCAACTTTCAAGTCCAAAAGCTCTTGTAGATTCCAATTGCCAAAGTTAAGTCTAGTTGTCGAGGCAAGCCACAGTTCATTGCTACCTTGAATATTTACATCAGAATAGAAATCAACATTATCTGAAGTAATTTGTAGTCCCGATGCTCCTCCATGGTGAATATGAGATTCATATCCGTCACTTATCCATCTAAGGTGTGGGAATTGGTTAGTCAAATAATTATTCGGGTCTATCATAATTTTACGAGTTTCAGAGTATTCAGCATTTAGAAGGTCAGTCGTGTCTGATATGACGATACGCGGATAGCCTTCTTCTCGTGTAGAGAATGTACCTCCGTAGAACTCACTACCTCGTATAATTGTACCTTCAATTGTACCGCCTTTCACCTCACTCCCAACGATCTTTCCAGCTTCAAGAGTACCACTAAATACCCCGTCAGCCCCGTATAACGTACCTGCGAAACGTAACTCTTTTGCAATGGCATCTAAATACAATACGCTTTGCCCTTCTACTTGCCAGTCCATTATGTCGGAGTTAAGTTGGAGATAGCTTAGTCCATCATCTCGTTGGATTTCCATGCCGCGCTCTAGGCTAGCCGTAAATCCGTAGTAATTTCTACCTTGTTTTAGGGTAGTTTTCTTCAAAGAGTTTATCTGCCCTGACAGCGATCCGTCGATCTTAAACTCTGACTGCTGCTCAGACTGAGCATTTGAATCAATCGTCATGGATAGACCGCCCTTAAACGTGTACTTAATCTTAAGGGCAACAGTCTTGTACATGACCAACCCATTCCACGGCAGCTCCATATCTTCCCACGCTACGTGTGTGTCTACCCATGGCAATGAATCATCACGATACACGCCTAGCAGATCGCCAATGTCTAGTTGCGGATAGCCTCTTGCATCTATACTAACCGGCATAAACGTAAAGCCATTAAGCTTTGTATGCATATCATTGACTAGCTCTTGCGTAATCAACGGACTCTCAATAAACAGCGTATGGTTGTCATCACCTTCGCCTGCCTCGTACTTCAAGTCCTGTTCGGTGTCATACGTAGCCACGATTCGAGTATAGGTCTTGATGGGATTAACTTGCTTCATGCGTATATAGTCCGATGTGTCCATTTCATAGATTGGATCCTCAGCGGCTCTGTACGTCTTGAATTTAATCTTTCCGTCTTTACCTTCATAGACACTTGCCGCATGTACACAAGCGATATATGCCAAGACCTGCCGCTTAGTTAGCCCTGTAGGAGCAACAGGAAACGTATAGGACGGATTTATTACAACGGTGCTGTCATACTCATACCCTAAACTACTGCATATCTCATCCCATACCGCTTGCATCGTTGCTGGATAGCTAAGCTGAGAGATAAACGGCACGTTAGCAAACATCAGCTTTCCATAGCAAACATATTCCCATGACGCATTGATCTGCTGCCTGCCATCGACGTAAAACTCCCCCAAAGGCATCCATTCAGTTGTTCCACCACTCCAAGGCAATTCCGTATCCTGCCAAGCTGTTTCGGCCTGTTCCCATGTCATGCTGTCGAGGGATAGTGCGAGATAGGGCACGACCTTAGCATTGTCTGGCAGTTTGTCATAGCTTTTAAGCCTTAATGTGAGTTTGGACGTTATAGCCGTTCCAATCTCGAAGTCATCACCTGAAACAATGCTATTATCAATCTCAAAATCAATGATTTTATCTCGACCATACTCTACTCCATTGATGTCTACTTTGACGTACCACTCACGAGAGCGACGCTTTAGAAAATCTTCAAATAATGGACTTATAGGATACATAGCGTCGCCTCCTTTACTGTTCTGTCAACGTCAGTCGTAGACCTTCCCACCAACATTCACCATTCTCATCTATTACGGGCACTGTTGACGTTCGGTCCCCAACATAGAATGTTCTTGTAGCTTGTCTGCCGGTCATCGTATCCAAATAGGTAAAAGAGAAAAATTCATCTGACATCGCACGAAGCAATGCTGATTGAGTCTCGGTCTTCATAGCGTTAAACGTCATTTCAATCTGACGTTTAACTGCCACCCTATCACGGCTCATTTGTCCATTGGCAGTACGATAGGTATTATCAGCATTATCTAGGTCCAAGATCGTTACAGAGTAGCCACCAGGAGCAGGGTAGATAGGTATCTCAGTACCGTTTATAGCTAAGTACATACCACACCCCCTACAATGCAGGCAGCGGATTGTTACCGCGTCTGATTTCGCTGTTAATAAAGCCTGTGGCTGCCCTACCTACTGCATCGCCACTAATGACCGCTTGGATTTGACGTAAATCACGGACAGCACGCTCTACTTGACGTAAGGCAGCTATTACTTCACGATTTCCAGCTCCTGATTCTCCACCTGCTGCAGGATTGTACTTCTTAGGCACGACCGCCTCTCCCTCGTGCAGGTATGCTAGTCCGTCTTGTGCAACATAATTGGTACCGACAGCAAGCTTAGGGATTTCTGGGATGCTGAAGCCAATCGACTTAATATCATCCGGAACACCAGGTAATTTACTGACCCAATCCGGCACATCGATGCTGAACTTGTTGACACCGCGAATCATTTTGTTAATGAGCTCGATGATCTTATTGACGTTCGTTTTCACAACCCCGACTACACCCTGCCATTTTGTATCAGCAGTTGTTTTAATTACATCCCATGTTGTTGATAGTGCTGTTTCTACGGTAGACCACTTAATCCCCGTAATTTCTTCCCATTTCTTCTCGACTGTAGATTTAATCTCAGCCCATTTTATAGAAGCATCCGATTTCAGATCTAGCCATTTTTCAGATACCTTTGAACGTAATTCCGAAAGTTTTTGGCTGCTTTTTGTTTTGATTGCTTCAAAGACATTAACTATTACTGGTTCAAGCTTGCTGAATCCAGTCTTGTCTTTGATTTCTTCCCATTTTGATTTTGTATTGTCTCTTAATTCGACTAATTTCCCAATTGCGTTAGCCGTAGCTTCGGAGAATGTAGAGGTCACAGCTTTCTTAACAAAGTCACCGAAGTCTGAAACTTCCAACTTACTAGGATCACCATACGTTTTGATATGGGCCTTCATACGTTGCCAGTTTTCTCCCCACTTGTCGGTGGTCTCCTCCCACTTTTTAGCGAAGTTAGGGAAATAGAAAGCAACCATAGAATTAAGTGAGTCATTCAATCCAGCAATGACTTTCTCACCGCTGTTCCAGGTCTTTTCAAAGTCTCCGTCAAATAAACCATCTACAACGCCAATCAGCCCATCTAACGTTTTGAGATTACCGTTTAGGAAATGAATAGCACCGCCTGTTTTTTCAATAGCGGTGTCAATTGTCCATTGTTTTACGCCATCGATAAAGTTCTGAAACTTCTCATTACCTTTAAGAGATGCTACAGATGATTTCAGGCCATCAAAAGATGTTCTAAGCTCTGAAACACGTTTCTTAAGCATTTCTTTATCTTGCTCACTAATGAGATTCATTAATTTATCCCTGATCTCTTCGACAAGTTTATCTGTGGTCTTAGCTGTTTCGGTTAAGGAGCTGTTAATACCCTCAGCGATGCCTCCAACAGCTGAGCCTCCACTGCCTCCTGCTCCACCAGCTGAACCTCCTATTAAGTTAACCTGGTCAAAGTTAGCTATGGCTTTACGTGCCTTCTTGCCAGCTTTGTCGTAAGAGTCACCAAGTTCAGACACTGCACCGGATTGCTCTACTACTGCACTCGTCTGCTGATTAACCTTACCGAATATGGCTTGCATAAAGGCAGATAGCCACTGTGTCGCCTCGGCTAAGGCTTTAGCCATAGCAGTCAATGCAGGAAGTACAGCGTTATAAATAGGCAAAAATGCTTGCCCCAGATATAGGCGAGCGTCTTTAAGGTATGATATGAAAATTGCTTGTCGAGTATTGGTGTTCTGAGCTAGCTCATTCCCGTACTTTGATGCGGCCTGTTCTAAGATGGCAAAATAGCGAATGGTCTGCTGCATGTTGAAGTCTAGCTGATCCCAGCTCTTACCGTTGGCAAATTGTTTAAATGCGTTTGTTGTCTCGATCAGAGCGATATTAACGTTAATACCCAAGTCCTCAATCGCTTCGGTGTTGCCAAGTAGACCTGAACGGATACGCTCCATAACGTCATCAACAGTTCGACCGGTAGATGATGCAACGACAGCAGAAGCTTGCAAGAGGTCTTGTGTCCGTTTGGTAAGCTCTGCACTGTCTCGACTGAATCCACTTAGGAGATTGGCGTATACAGCTCCATACTTTACAGCTTCAAGTCGTGCCATGCCTAGCAACTTACCTTGTGTAGTTGCCCAATGTTCAAAATCTCCTGCATACTGACCTAACATGCGGTTTATCTGACCAAGTGAAGCTTCATATTGCTTGGCATCGTCAACAGCAGACTTAATGGATATTGAAGCAATGGCAGCACTTGCTATAGCAGCGAAACGCTTGAATGCAGCTCCTGCATTGGTTGTTCTTCGGTTAACGTTCTCCTCGAACTTCGCCATTTGCTGTTTAATGCCGCCTAGCTCTCTATTCAGTTGTTTCGTTTCGGCTGTGATCAGGATTTGCAATTCTTCCAGTGTCATTGCCATTGCTCTCACCTCGCTTCCTGTAAACCTCTGCACGGTCTGCAACACGTTCTTTCATAATGCGCCAATCTTGCTGACGCATAACACCTTGTTCGCTTGTGACCTCGCCAAACACGCTCTTGAATGCTTTCTGTGGACTAGAAGGCGGATCTTTTTTGCTCCCCAATATCCTTGAAATGATACTGCCTAACAAATGGGCATGTTCAAAACTTATAGCAGCTTGCATTTCTTGTTCGTACTTCTGTCTTGCCTTATACCCTTCAATGGCTGCCATGATCTCGCGATATGACATTTGCCAATAGCGCTCTGCATCCACTCCACAACTACAAGCGACTGGATAAAGTTCAGTGAATAATTCAGTGAGCGTTGTTACTCGCTCTGATTTTGTTCCGTTGGCTCCTCTGTCGGAGCCGGCTTGAAAAAACCACTGACCTCAAATACAGCTGTCAGGACATCTAGTAAATCAAAATAAGATCCACCCTCATCAATGTACAAGTCGTATAAATCTGCTGCAGCCTTACGTGTTATGCCGTGATGGAACTTTTGCATAGATGCATGCAATATACTAATTGTGTCAGTTACTGTGACAAGACCCGAGCCAAGCACGATTATTGGGTTTTTACCATCGAACTTCTTCTCAAGCTCCATGCAGCTATCTGCTGTTAATCGCAATTTATACTCGTTATCACCAATGGTTAATGTTGTGTACATCTCTCTTCCTCCTCATAGAAAAAAAGCGCCATGTTAGACGCTCTTATACTGGGTTTGTTACTGTAATATCTGATTGCAAATAAAACGCTGCTGTAAACGTAAGAGCAGCATTGACCGCTGCCGAATCCATACGTACATTCACGATCGCATCAAACTGATGTGCGGTACCGTCTGGATACTCAACTTTAAATGTTGTAGCATTCCCTGTGTCCTGAAGACCTTTTAAGACACGATAATTAGAAGTAGCTCCTGAGTTGTCATATAGAAACTGGAACGCTAAATCGCCTAAGTCCTTGATGCCAGGGATATATTTACGTGAAGCGTCTTTTAGCGTGGTTACGTCAATCTGCTCAGGTTCACCGCCAAGCTCTGGCACTTCTAATAGATACTCGATCTCAGTCCAAGTCGATCCAGATGCTTGATACGATATTGTTGTATCTTTGGATAATACGCCTTGTGGCATGTCATCATCTCCTTATTGCGATACTCTTAAGCTTCGTGAATCAATCACGCCTCGGTATCGCATCGTTTTATGTTTCATATTTGGATCAGGGATATCAGCTTGAAACTGCCGCCTAAATCCAATGCTGTTCAATCGCTCGTCAACCGATGCAGCAATCGCACCTGTTGATCGGTTATGCCATATATCAATTTGGATAGAAATATCGGATAATGGACCATTAGCAATACCGAGTGGATCACTGTTACCGATCTCATAGAACGAGATATGCGGCAGTTTTGAAAAGTCCTTTGGATATGCATCTGAGACTGTCACACCGGGTATCGATTCAAGTAATGTGAGTATCGTTGGTTTAATATCAAACATTACTTATCACCTAGCTTTCTAATCTCTTTTCTTAATTCAGATGCGACAATCTTTGGCACGGTTTCTTTGTTTTGAGCAGCAGCTGGGAACATGAATGGCTGTGCCTCCATACCTGCCCAATCTTGTCGATAGGATAGGTCTCCATCCCATTTAGGCGGTGCAGGAGATTCCTCACCTCGTTGCCCTGTGCCGAACTCAACATAAGGCGCATAGTACAAGTTTGTGGAGATTGTACCGACAGGCTGACCATTCACTTTTTCTACAGATGCCTGTATGCTGTTGCGTAGTTGACCGCTTTCACCTGAAGGAGCTAATCGCTTTGCGTCAGCTTGTACCTTTTTAGCAGCTTGGAGGATGCCAGTTTCGAGTGCTTTTTGCGTATTGCCGCCTAATTGATTGAGCTTGCGCAATAAATTATCAACTCCGCGTACCGTCATGATTTCACCCTCTCAAGCTCAATGATGATATGTCGCCAACCCTTTACCGCTACGACCTTGTAATCAGGCTCCTCTGCTGTCTCAGGTGCATACACCCAAGCTCCATAGCCTTTATGCTCACCATTGAATGCTTTAAGTAGCTCAAGTGCAGTAGCAGATCGCTCCGTATACATCACAAGCATATAGCCTAAACGCTCACCATATTGCTCGGCCATGAGCTTTCCGCCTGCAGGCTGCACATTACCTTTTAGCATTACAAAGTCAGGGCTCCATCCCTCATAGCTCGTTCCATCTGGCTCACGCAAGGGCACACGTTCACGGAATATAACCGGCTGCTGATCTCGCTTAAGTAGTCTCATAGGTAGCCACCTTCAGCTTGCGGTATTGGTTAATTGCCGCCTGCATAGATACAGGCAAGTCCTCAAATGATCGACCAATGCCGCCCTCGCTGTGTGAGGATTGACCCTCTACACCTTTTTTGTTGTATCGCATAACTGCAATCTGCCTTTGAATTGATTCAAGAGGCACAGGAAAGGCTATACGATTAGTCCAAGTAAGCAGGTCAGTTTGTATATCATCAAGCAACAATTGCAGCTCACCGTCTTGGCTTATATCGTCTATAGCTATATCAAGCATGATTTTTAACTTTGCGAGTGTGTCCATTAGCTAAACCTCCCAAACAAAAAGAGGGCAGCTATTCGCCACCCTCATCATCGCCTTCAACTGGAGGATCGTCGCCCCCAGTATTCTCTTTTCTATTGTCAATGCGCTCCAAAAATTCGCCATCCCATTTTTTAAGGTTTGCGATGGCTTCATCTGCTCGTTTGACTGTCATTTCGATTTCTTGCCCTGCTGCATATACCTTTTTGGTTTCTTTATCCCGAAACTTTTGCAAAACTTTATAAACTGCCATAGTTAGTCACCCTACCCTTCAGGAGTGTTGTCGATAGTTACCTTAACAACCGCCTTTTTATTGTCATCTAGAATAAACTCTCCGGCCTTACCAGCACCTTGTAGCGCAACTCCGTCAAAGTCCTCAGATTCAATAGTACGTGTTGTATTGATACCTGTGAAAGCTTTGCCGATTCCAGTAATGTAAGTGTAAGCAATGTCTCCCGTTTGAAGCTGAGCATCTGGAATCTGTTCAATGGTAAATCCTTTAAACATCAGCACGTCATTGCGGTCAATGTTAGCAGCAGAGTGTTTGCCTGTAGTCATTAAAGGATGATCCACGATAGCGTTATACAGTTCTGCATTCACCTTGGCTACTTTAGTACCAATAGCTTCGATATTCACGTAGTACCTGGACAAGTTGTTGAATAGAGCCAGTACTGCGTCATTACCGTAACCAGCTAGCTCCTCTTGATGCTGTGCAACACTAGAAATGAATTTGCTGTGGGCATTATTAAATTGCTTAATTTTAGCTTGAGCTTGCAGATCTAGACGATCCGCAACCGCTGAATCCATTGCATTGTTAACGGTGTGCTTATCGATACCTTCATGGTATACCCACTCCCATGTATAAGGCACTGGCGTATCAGTGTAGATGATTTCTGTACGCGGACCGAAGCGCGTACTATTTCCTGTACCTTTGCCAAATGCTACATTTGCATCTTTGTTGTATGCATTTCCAACAACAACTGGAATGTCACTTGTCTTCACATAAAATGCTGTTTCGTTATGCTGCACTCCATCTAGAGCTTCAATTTCCCCACCGAAAAAGTCACGGAAATATGCTTGTGTGCGGAATACTGCTTGTAACAGCTGCTTAAATTCCTTTTGGTAACTACGAGAAGGTAGATTTTGATTTTCTGTACCAAATGTCTGTAAATCTAACTTAAGTGCAAATTGTTTATTTTTAGTCATGTTCATTACCCCTTACTTATATTTTTCTAATTTAGCTAAGAATGGATCTACTTCCTTAGAAGTACCGCCACCGCCTTTAGGCGGTGTACCTTTAAGTCGTTCATTTACTGCGGTTTCTACCGCATCGCGAAATGCTTTTTCTACCGTTTCGATAGATTTACTTGTGCTGTCAGCATCGGCATAGTCCAAGATGTCAGCTAGCGTTTTAGGCAGCCCTTTTTCAGCAAGAGACTCAAGCGCTGTTGCTCTTAGCTCACGACGAGTAATGTCACTCTCACGTTTAGCTAACGCTTCCTCGTGCTTCTTCTTCTCGTATTCTGCTTTCTGATCGGCATTCATTTTAGCCAGCTTATCTGCTTCTGTTTTGGCTTCCTCTAGCTTCGCTTGGTAATCCTTTTCCCATCTCGACTGTGCCTTACCAAGACGCTCGCCAATAATGCGGTCAACTTCAGCTTGCTGCTCAGCGGTAAATGTGATCTTTTGTTGACCTCCGTTTGAACCGCCTTCCCCTCCTTGATCTCCTTGTCCAGCATCACCACCTTCACCTCCTGCAGCACCTTCTCCACCACCATCGTTAAAGGTCTGTAGGTTAAGTGCTAAGCGATATTTATTTTCAGTGAGAGATTGTACATATCGTTTCATCGTTACCCTCCGATTTAACGCCTCTCGGCTTTGTCCATGCAGCTTTTATAGCGTCCTCAGCACGTTTTGGACAAAATAAAAAGCCACTTTTCAGTGACTTAGGCAGCATATTGGTTATACCAATCTTCGTATGACATATTTGCAGGTACTAGCATGCTTTTACCTGTTTTCGGATCTTTAGCTCTACGCTGGATATTAGCAGTGTCCCTCGTGCCAAAGAACGCAACGGTTGTACTTCGGCAGAATGGATGCAGTGGGGGCATGTTCTTGCCTGGTACTGCTTTATCCACTCGATACACCCTTAGATCATGTTTTCGGCATAACTCTGATGTGCGTGAATCTAGCGTAGCAACGAATTGATAACGGCTTATTCCTGCTTCCTCGTAACTTTCCAGCTCGGCAGCATTAGCCATGTAGGTAACTTCAGTACGTACAAGACGATTGGCAACGAACTTGCCTATATTCGCCCTTTCCTGCAGCTGCTTACGCATCATGTAGACACTGGAACCGCCCATAAAGCCGCCTGTTATGATCTCGCTTAGTTGTTTAGCCAATACATCGGTATTACCCCATATACGTGTGCTAAATTGCGATGAGCTCCAAGGCCTTTTCAAGATCGTTTCAACGGTCCTATTCGAGATACGAGCAAAGTTAAAGCCTAGCCCTATTCCTTTCTGCATATCATACATGTTACGGTAGTAGGCTTCTCTGATCGTGTTCATGTATGCTTCTGTACTAGCTGTGATTTCAACGTCAGCTATTAACTTGGACTGTAAATAAGCCTGTTCTCTCAACGCTTCTAAGCGCGTTATACGAGCTCGATAAGCTGGCGCATTCATTCGATTCAGCAGCCATCGTCTAGCCTTTTGGCTTTTAAGCCTTGGGTATATCCGTTTAGCCACTGACAACAATGGGTTAGGAATACGCTGATTCAGGATGCGTCTAGCTCGCTCTGGGCTTAATTGGCCGTTAATAGCATAACGCTCGAAAATCTCATCAATCTGCTCAGTAAGATCAACTACAGCTCGATCATAAGCATCGCTGATAGTCTTAATCGTCGTATCGGCTGACCGATGATAGTGTTCCATTCGTTGACGCGCTCGACGATCCCAATAGGCGTTACTTCGTCTCTTCATCGTCGTTCACATCCCCAAACGGCATGTTGAATGCTTTTTGATTACGTTTAAGTTCGTCATCCTTCTGTATGTTCAGCTGCTTGTTTTGCTCAGCTGGATCGTCAATAAAAGATAATTGCCCGATTAATGTTTCATTCGGTACAGAATCGCTTAGCTGACTAATCATATTAGCAATCTCCACATCGTTAGCTGGCAGATTACGAGTCATCGTAATCTTTACATCGGACACATCAACAGACTTACCTTTCACCTCTAGGACATTCGCAAATAGCTTAAGCCGCTCGCGCAAGCCTTGAATGAAATATCGTTCCTTGATCTTAGCCAACTGTTCTAAGCCTAACAGCTTATACTTCATGGCCACTCCGCTTGCATTGGCAGCAAAGTTTTCATCCGTAAGGTTAGGCACCATAGCAAATTGGTGGATATCTTCACGAATCGCATCTCGCAACACCTCGACATCAGACTCTGTTAGATTCTTAGTCAACCATTTAGCATCAGCACCCAAAGGCAGCTCCAACATTTTAAGCAATTTAATTTTTTTAGCAGAATCTGAAGCCTCGTCTAATGTATCGCCCAATGTTGCCCCTGAAATAGCTAATATCGCATCAACAAGCTGCTCCTTGTCATTGACACGGTCACTCATTAGCACATTGTACGCATCGATTAGGCTGATCTGCTGCTCAAAGTCTCCTTGTCGCTCCTCATTGTTCCAGAACTCTACAACGGGTACACAGCCAAAGTAATGAGGTTCGGGCTCTTGTAGCAACTTGAACGATTGACTGTTAAAGTCCTTGGTTTCATAACGAGTAATCATATTTTCTGTGTACACATTGACGTAATAACCAACGACTGTATTATCAATGTCTCGCTTTTCGTAGAAGTGCACACCGAATAAAGACTTATACTCTACTGTGTCGTCGACAACAAGGAATATTTGCCGCGGATCAAGCGCTGTCGCCTTTGGAATCGGTACATCATCAGATGTCATATAGTAAAGCTCTCTACCTTCGCCAAAAATGGAAAGGTCTTTCGCTAACTCCGAATCATGCGAAACAATGTCGATCTGATCATATACCTTCTTAAGCTCATCGAAGTTGTTTCCATCGTACTTGACTGGATCACCGATCATATATCCGACAGCTATATCGGTAATGTACTTTGCATGGTTAGCAACAAGGCGGTTATTAGGCAGTCCGTGCTCATCGCCTTTCTTCCTTGCTAGAATTGGATGCTTTCCAAGATAATAAGCTTCTAGCTCGTCGTAACGTGCCTTACCTTTTTGATGCTCTTGGATACAACTAACAATCATCGGTATTGGAACGTTGTTCCAGTCTGCTACTAAACTTCGATCTCTTATAATGGCCACTATTATCTCACCCCCAATGCAGCTTTATTTCCAACTCCAACTTTGTAACCTTTGCTATCTGCTACCTCGTAGTCATCGAGTGCATACCAAATAGCGCTGAACGTGTGCGGATCAATCGAGAACTCATCCTCGATAATATCTCCGTTCTTGTCCACCGCATAAGTTAGGTCCTTAAGCTCCTCGATTGTATTTATACAATTGCTAGAGCATATGATCTTTTTGAATCGCTTAACCTTCTTCGTGTATTGCAATCGAGAGCCTTGGAACTTCTTAGCTCCTTGCATATTGAAGCCCATCTGCTGATAAAAGGCAATTGTCTTAGGCTCCGCACTATCGGCACGAATCAATTCACGCGTCTGCTTAAACTCGCTTATTTCGATTGCTGTCCTGTCATCAGTCATCTTGTTTTTGTAATATTCCCAATGGATGTATAATATCTTTTCATCATGATCAACAGTGACACGAATTAACGCATTGTACGACTCCTCAAAACCAAAGTCCATACCGACTCTTTTAACTGGGTTCTTGATAGCCTTGATCGCTTCCATGACTTCATGATGCGGCTTTTCCTCAAACTGTGGCAGCACTCGCAAACCATTTACACCAAATCGACCGCGCCTTGCAATGCGGTGCAGATCCGGATCATAGGTTTTCATCTCTTCAAGCTGGTCAATATAGCTCTGAGGTAAAAACAGGTTATCGTCAGCAGTCGAGTGATGATAATACGTATTGCCAACAACAATAGTACGCTGCTTGTAAAGCTCCTCATCGTCTAGGATATGAATCTTAGCCTTTGTATCCTTGAAGAAGTGCTTGTATGACCAGTTAGACGTTGCAACTGGATTCGTACTCAGGATCATATGCAACGATAGGTTAGGATGCCGTAAACGACCGATAAGCTCCTTGAAGCCTGCATACTTTAACTCGCTGCACTCTTCTATCCAAATAATCGATACGTTGTGAATGGACTTCAGCTTTTCAGGCTTATCCATCCCCTTGAAAATGATCTTGGACCCGTTAGGAAAGCGTATCTGCATCGGTGAGCTGACCATTCTAATCTTATGCTCTAAACCTAGATCGATAATGATCTCAGCTAGCAAGGCATACGTGGAATCCCTCAATGTGTCATATACCTCACGAACGACTAAGGCAGTACGTTTCTCTTCTAATAGCTTTAGAATCAGTTTCAGCGCGACGTGATAGCTCTTGGACGATCCATAACCACCAACAAGGAAGTAAAACTTGTGATTCCAATCAAACAAGAAATCATCAAAATGCGGATTCACTTCTTTTTCAGTCATCGAGTATCACCCTTTCGAGTGATGACGATTTGTATTGGCTTATCCTCACCATTGTTGGTCTTTTGCTCGATTAGTGCAATCTCACCTTTAAGCTTAGTGATACGCAACTGCTGTTCCTCGTCAGCTTGGCCTTGCCTACAGAATTCATCGTATTGCCTTATCAAGCTTTGCAGTGTGCTCATAGCGCGGCTCTGGGCTTGTAAGAAGGTCGCTTGCTTATCCCATGCCTGCTGCACTTCCCAGCGTTTCTCTGTACCGAACATGCCCGGCTTATTTCCTACCAGTGTCGTTGTGCTGTCTTTTTGATCCTTAACGAACATAATCTGCTGGGCTCGTATGATAGCCGTGTACTGGATCATTATGTTATCCCAAAGCATATCGAGAGGACTTCGAGTTTCGATCTGCTGCATAATCTCGAATGATTCAGCCGGTAGATACTTTTGAAAGAAGCCATGTGTCACTGCATTGCTATTTCCTACTGGTGCAGCTCCTCCGCTATTACCTACTGCATTCTTATTGCCTGGCGGTGCACCCGGCTTTTTTGTATGCACACTTTTTTCTTTGTGTGCACCCTTTTCACGATTCCAGCCATATCGTTGCTTCCAACTCTTGACCGTATTGAGGGAGACACCATACTTATCTGCTATGTCCTTGTACTTCATGCCTCGTTGATAATCGGCCTCTGCTTTTTTATGGTCCATGTTTCAAGATCACCACCTCCAACGTTGTGTTTGTTTTGTATGTAAAGAAAAAAGCACCCTAGTTGGGTGCTTTAATCGATTCAAATACTTCTTGAAAAGTGTTATGTTCATTGCTTGTATAATCAGTAAAAACAAAATGGATGCTACTAAAATCTTCAACTGTACTCCTTAACCATTTTATGTTTTCATTGATGTCTTCAAGTATCTTTTTTAATTCTTCTACGTTTCCAAATTTATCGATTCGAGCTTCGACATTAGGAAACCCATGGCTGTGAAGCGTATCTAGGTTATTTTTGTAGTACAACCTATTTGATTCAAAGTTGTTAACTTTAATCAGTATGTCAATAAAGAACCTTTTGTTAGGTATTTCAAGCGTATAACTTATTTGATATTTGCTAAAATTCCTAGGTTCTTCTTTTAAGATAACTTCGAGTCCATTAAATTCTGCTTTACTCTTTTTTTGTGAAATCTCAAGAGAAAAACCATTCTCAGAGAAAAACTTTTCAAACTGATCAAATAGTTTGTTTTTCATTTCAGCTAACTTTATATCAATCAGTTTATCTAATTCATCTGTAACTTTCTTTAATTCGTTAAACCTATTTTTAGCCTCTGACTTTAACAAACTAAGCTCCGTTGCATTTTTCTTCAATTCCTCAATATTCATGCTTTCACCTCCTTAATTGCCAATATTCGACAACTAGGAAGCTTTTCCTGCTATTAAATAAAAATACCGCCTCCGAAGAAGCGGTAATATGAAAAGGTTATGAACTATTACATTTCGTTTGACAATATCATAATAACATGGGTTGACATGCCTTTGTCGGCATACTTGCGGCACCAAAACGGCTTTTATACGGCAAGTCGAATGAATTCGTTGATTGCTTTCATTCTCCATGACCTGAAAGTCCTTTCAGCTATGCCAATTCTAGCAGCTGCTTCTTGTGCCGGGATATCGTCAATGTATCTCAAGCGTAGCAATCTAGCATATTCGGGTTTGTATACTTCAAGCGCCTTAAGTACATCATCTATTCTTCGAATCTCATTTTGCAGGTCCTGATACTCTGCTAGACGATCAAGTACCTGGTCAATGTCGTCACGCTCGTCATATCCTCTAGCAGCCATAACCTTTGCTATTTTCGCCTTAAGCTCTTGCAGTAATTTCGTATCCTCATCATCGTACCCCACAGCCTGTATAGCCATCTGTTGGCTTGTAACTCCTGCAGGGTACTTGCCGTTCAAATACGTGTGTGCAACTGTCTCAAGTTTCTGTTCACGCTGCGACAAGTACATATAGCTTGGCAAGCCTCTTAGCTTGCGGTGCAGCTCCTGCAGCTGATCGTCTTCGTTTAATCGACTTACTGTAATGCCAGCACCGACTGAATAGCTAGACAAGACCTGCATTCTAGCTTGCAATCGTTTATAGTTACTTAGTTGCTCAATCACTTCTTGTTCAGTCATTGTTCTACCCCTTCCTTGTGTTTCTGTTTATCAATCCATCTTTAAGTTGCTTATATGGCAATATATAAACCTCTGCAAGAACCTTACCTTGATCATCAGTGATGAATTCGTAAGGAATATCGTTAAAATATGGGTCAATGGGTTGGAATGGTTTTGGTTGTATAAGCTCGCCCCCTTAAACGACCACTATCCTTGTAAACATGATGCATATTGTATTTCGACCATTTGATGAGTGGTGCAATTCTGTAATAATACCTACGCGATGTAATCTCATCAGCTTGCAAGCCATTACGCATTCCTCTCTCATAAAATCGATGCGTCTCTGTCTCGATTTTTTCATGATGAGCTTCACAAAGATCAACCATCGCATAAGTTTTGCAAGCTGCTTTACGACAATTGGGATATTTACAATACACGTTAGTCACCCCTTAATGTCAGAATTTTCAATCTATTTTAGCTTTGTTTTTGCTTCTCATAAGCTTCTTCAAGCCATTCAACCAACATCACCATCTGTTTTACAGCCAGTGGATGGCTTTGATATTTCAATGTCACAGCACCAGCAGCATCAGCAACCCATTCCCAAAATAGAGGATTTGCCATCCCTTGCTGCGTAGCTACTTGATTCGCTTGCTGGATCCACAGGTACACATCCCAAAAGAATGCACGATAATCCATAAGCTACAACTCCTCAATTTTGATATAGATACCTGGAAGTGCAGCCCAAAACTTTTCAGCAATCAAACTGACAACCAATGCATCATCTTTCCAATAACCGCATTCTGTCATACAGTCAAACAGCAATTTCTGACTATTGTCGATGTCTGGCTTTGTATGCTTGTATTGTCCATCAGCCGCTTTTCCAGTGATTGGGAAACACCATTTTACGATTAATCGTACTCGATGTTTATACGGTTTCGGTGGTACGTGTTGCCCGAGGTGTGCCATCAACTTTGCTCGCGCTGCCTTCAGCTCTGCAGGTTCATAAAACACTGGCTTGTCATTCACAACAGAAACCTTTTTCTGCTGGTGAGTGATCGTCGGGACCTTTTTCATCGGCATAAAGAATTCAGTCACTTAAATCAGCTTCTTTCACGAATACACCGTTGATCATTTTCCCTTTACGATCCTTGATTTCGTTGTATGCAGCTGTAATACATTCTTCAATGTCATAACCAAGCTGTAGCGACAGAATAGTCAGGACAACGAACATATCGCCAATCGAATCCTTAATCAGCTCTTGATTACCTTTCGCCATTCCTTGGCAGAGCTCACCGAACTCCTCTCCTAATTTCAAAACTTGCTTGTTGGGATCAGCAGTATGCAGATTACGATCGATGGCCCAACTCTTGATTTTGCACGTTACCTCTTGCATGTATAATCAACTCCCATTTTTTTACTTTAGTTTTCGCGGGGATTTTGTTTATAAATTAGGGGAAGGGGGAGGGGGATTTTTATACCCCCTCCCTTATTCCTTATTATTTATAATAATAGTGATTGCAACCGCACTTAGCGGCAATCATATACGTATCGAAATCCCCGCAATTTATTGCAAAGATGCGGCAATCATATATCGCAATTTGCGGCAATCATAAAATCATGTTCATTGCAATGTTTCGCAACCATCATAAAAATATGATTGCCGCCACAATTATTCGACTTCTTTCTTTACAATTCGGAAGCCGATTGACCGATCAACTTCGTACCCGTATTTCTTAATCCAGTCTCGTACAGTACGTTCAGCTACCTCTTTTCCTGTCGATGCATACCACTCTATAACGTCGTTTATTGTAGGAGGCTCACCAAAATTACAGTTGCTAACGACCTCTTCAAACTCCTCAGCTTTGCTTCTGCGTTGCTCTTGGGCTTTACCTTTACGCTTATCTGTTGCCTTTTGCCATGGCGGTGTTGATGACTCCCCTTCTGGATCGATATCCTTGAGGCTGCCGACATCATCTACACGATGCACCGGATAAGCGAACCACATGTTGACTGGCTCAAACTTCGCATATTCACGCAATGTACCTTCTACACGCCAAGCTGAGCGGCTTCGTACAACCTTTAATACTTGGCTGATATCTGAAGTTACAGCAGCCTGTTGTTCGCTGTAAAGTGCTCGTTTAGCGTGATCCTCCATTGCTTTTGCACTGAGCTCATCGTCCTGTGATACAGATTCTTGCAAATACCCAGGATTATATTGCTTGAAGTAGCGCTTATACACTTCACAGATGGCCTTGTTCTCTTCTTGCTTCATCAAAGCTTCAGGAATATCCAACTCTACTAGATCGATGAGCGCGTCAGGATCCCGAGCGAATACACCGCTGCCGCTGGCTCTGTCCATCGACTTCTTACCGCCTTGTGCACCTTTAGAGTGATGATGGCAGTAAATAACGCTAGCACCCAGCTCAGTAGCGATCTTGTCAAATTGATTTGTAAAGTGTGCCATCTGGTCTGCGCTGTTCTCGTCACCAGTCAGGACTTTATAAATAGGATCGATTATAATTGCAATGTAATTTTTCTTAGCAGCACGTCTGATCAACTTTGGTGCCAGCTTATCCATTGGCACTGTCTTGCCACGCAAGTTCCAGATGTCAATGTTGGCAATATGACGTGGAGCTAATCCCAATGCTTGATATACATCCTTGAAGCGATGTAAGCAACTAGGACGATCAAGCTCAAGATTCACGTACAACACTTTACCTTGCGTACATTGCCAACCTAGCCATTTAGCCCCTTCTGCAATAGCTGCACACAATTCAATCAACGAGAAGGACTTCCCGGCCTTTGATGGTCCAGCGAGTAATAGCTTATGGCCTTGTCTTAGCACGCCATGAATCAATGGCGGTGCAAGCTTAGGCATGTTGTTCCAGTAATCATCTAAACTCTCAGGATCCGGCAATTCATCGTTAATATCCTCAATCCAGTTCTGCCATTCTTCCCAGCTGCTTTTACCTATACCTGTATCGACAATGAATTGTTTCTTATCTTTGCGTTCGATACCTGGCATACGTGAAAGCCTCGAGGGATTACGGTTTTGATTATCAATATTCAGGCCATTCTTGCGGCATATCTCGTACAGGTAATCGACGCGCTTGCGGTACTCGTCATAATTAGCTGCATCAACCTTCACAATCGCATGCAGGCTTTTGCCGCCACTGTACACCATGACCGCTATTGGTAATTCCAGCTCACGCATAATGGCATTCTGCTTCTCAATATCCATCGTGTCGGATTCAACAAGTGCATAACGATATTCCGTAACGTTCTCATTCTTAACGCCTTTACCATCTAACGGATTGAATCGAATCCAAGCGCCTGCTTCCGGATTGTAATCACCTAATATGCTGCCTATATCGCCATTGCATTGGTTAAGCGCCTGTATCAGCTCTCCTGCCGTGCGATCCCATGCACCCTTAGTGGGCAAATACTTGCCGTCCTCGTTCTGCCATGTCTCAGTGACATAGCCAACGTTCTCAGACGCTTCAAATAACGTACTGAGGTAAGTCGTCAACTGATGCACTGGATTCCATTCGGTTGGTTCATGAATCTCCTTACCTTCAATCCAATTCTTATCCACAACGACATATTCTCCTGAGATTTCATCATCCCAGCCCAGTTCACGGTCATGTGCCGATTTCGGCAGCCAGCCGTTATCCTTGGCTAGCTGCGTGATCGTCGCGCCCGTGACAGGTACTGCGCTACCTTCGAATGAAGTCCATTTCTTGAAGCACTCTCCTGGATGATAGCGACCGCCATCTCGCTTGCTCCAATTATCCCAATCGCTGGCTGTGTACCCTTCATATTTAAGGGCCATTCCAACATTGACCCATTCCTGGTAGCTCAGATAAGATGGATCAACGTATTCAAGTAAAGCAATAAGATCAAGTTTGTGTTCCAATTGATCATCTCCCATTTCTGAGGAACTTGTATTGTCTAGTTTTGTAAAAATCTATATAATGATGTTGAAAATATAGTATCTTGAAAGGATATTTTATGAACTTAAGAGAAATTATTAAGAATTACCGCAATGGTAACAGTGTTGAAAAATTGGCAATTATCAGTAGTGCAGTTACGATTATTACAGCTTTTATTGCTGTCATAACGGGGCAAATATTTACTATCAAATTTGTATTTGATGACACAACATTTATTCGGGTTGCCTTTTACATAATGGCAATGGGAGTTTCTCTTCTATTTATCTATCTCTTTTTAGCGCTTTCCTCAGGACTGAGAAGAATTTCTCCATCTGTACTACTAACAATTTCATTTATTATTATGTCCTTAGGTATCCTTGTCCTTGGAATTTTCACTATTTGGGACTTCGTTCTAACAATACAATAACAATTCGTATCACTAAACAAAGACCTACCTTGGAGATATAGGAGCAATCACACAAAGATTGTCATTATGACGATCACACCACGATCTGAGTTGATATCAACTATTAAAACAACCGTTGGTGCCCCCACTCTGCTGCTGCGGATTTGTCGATGTGGCTTCATCCTTATTGCTCCTCTCCCTACATCGGTATCCTCGCCTGAGTAACCTCTTTTGCCCACTTTGTTCCTTCTTCAGAATTCAACCACGTTTCAATTTTTGAAGTTTGATTAGCGCTACGAACCCCTGCTTTTTCTTTTAATTCGATAAGTGGCAAGTATTTATGACCAACACCAGGGATTATTACTTCATAGATTCCATTCGTTACACGACCTTTTTTCCAAGTCATAGTTGCCACTAGCTGAATACTCATCTTTTCATTTCCCCTCTCAGAATAATGTCAGCTGCCTACTGTACTCTGCAGCTATTGGATTAATCCAAAGTACTTCAGTACGACTTGCTCCATTCTCTGCCTTGGCATGCTTGGTTTCTCTGTCCCAATGCTTCAACCGTTCATCATACAGCGGATGAGTATAACCACTTAAAATAACAGGACCTTGATGCTTGTCTAACACATTCAACAACTCAATGTGATCCTCAACAGTCATTTCATGTTTATATGAGCTGGTTGTACGTGTCTCAAGCATGTATGGTGGATCAGCATATATAAGTACATTTGGTCTGTTGTAACGTTCAATCAACTGTGCTGCAGGCTGGCATTCGATTTGAACACCTTGCAATCGATCTGCTATATCTCTTACCTTACTAGGAAACTTTAGCCACTCTTGTCCTGGTAATGGTCCGTTACATTCAATCATGCTGCGCCATCCAGTGCGATGTGATGTTTTACCACCTCTACCTTGCCATAGTCTAACTACTAATCTCCTAGCAGCTTCTAGTTCATCATCTGATGATTCATAGCTTTGGTAATACTCTTGGCGACTGTGCGGAGTCCACTGTATTGCATTGGCCAATTCTTGCGGCCTATCTCTAATAACTTTGAATAAATTCACTATTTCACCGTCAAGGTCGTTAACTGTTTCAAGTTGGCTTCGTTCTTTGGTGAACAAGACTGCCCCTGATCCAAAGAACGGCTCCAAGTATGTCGTATGCGGTGGCATATGGCTGATAATCCATTCTGCTAGACTCCACTTGCTGCCTGGATAGTGTAGTATTCTTGGAATTTTCATAACTTACCTCACATTGAGAAGGCTAACTGCCCTTCTTGCTGCTTATATTTTTCGAATGTCAATGTACTTCCTGATCCCGTGCAAAGCTCTGGTAGATTAGCTCTTACGAGTGCTTCAGCAAATGGAGGAGGTACAGCATTACCACAACGAGCAACTTGAGCACTCTTTGGATATTTCTTGCCGTCAGCATCTACATCAATAATGTAGTTACTTGGAAACCCTTGTGCAGCAAACAACTCATGTGGCTCTAGCATACGCATACCAATATCGACTATCTGGTAATCAATGCCCTCGATCGTGACAAGACCGAATCTATCTTTAGTGACTACCGTCTGCAGCGGATTATTGAGCGATTGACCTACACTACTGCCGTAGTAAGCGATTAAGAATGCCCTTACCTCTGCGTGATGCGCTCCGCTGGATGTTATCGTGCTAATCGGCTGCCGCATATCTTGACCGATCATGTTGTTACGCATTGTCATCAAATGACTAGTGACAAGTGCGAACCTATTGCTAGTGTCCTGAGTTAAAACTGGATCTTGTAACGATTGGCCCCTCACTCCATTTGCAGTAGTTTCGGTATGATACTGAGCAAGAAACGCTGTAACCATCCCCATTGCGTGTGCAGCTCCTGCAGGTCGCTTTGATCCTTGACCAGATGTAATAGTATGCAGTGGTTCATGTAGTGAATGTCCTGTTGCTCCTGTACGAAACTTAGTAATATGCGGCACTACTAAACAGTGCTCTGCCTTTGTGGTGATTGTTGTAAGAGGATCGGTTGTTTTATACTGAAGCCTATCTCCTCCGAAGCCCGTCTGACCTATTCTCGCTATAAATGGAGTAACAAGACCGTAACCATTCTTTGCTGTCATTGTGCCTAATGGTTTATCAATCGATTGCCCTCTAAATCCATCCCCTGAATGATTTACGGTGACTATAAAGGGATTAGGTTCATTAACAACAAACTTCATAATTCCTCGCGCTATTCTGCGTTTCGTGTTATCAGCCAACTCTTTCTTTCTCTCAAAGATGCTAGGACAAGGAATCGACCAATCGATAATATCAGCTGCTGTTTTATATGGAAGTAATCCACTACCTTCGGGTCCATGTGTTGGTTCTGGCCATACAATCGGTTTGCCGTCGCATCGAGCTATTATAAACAAACGTTTTCGTATCGTAGGAGCTCCATAATCACAAGCTCTTAATTCGCGCCATTCAACATGATATCTAAGGCGTCTTAACGCATTGATAAAGCTATTGAATGTTCGACCTTTTTGCTTTTTATCTGGATAACCGTCAGACGTAATTGGACCCCATGTCGTAAACTCTTCAACATTTTCAAGAATAATTACTCTAGGTCTAACCGTAGCTGCATATCGTACCGCTACCCATGCTAATCCTCGTATCTTCTTACTCACTGGCTTAGCACCTTTGGCTTTACTGAAATGTTTGCAATCAGGACTAAACCAAGCTAAACCAACTGGACGACCACAAGTAACCTCCACGGGATTAATATTCCATACATCCTCACGATAATGTTTAGTTTCCGGATGATTAGCACGGTGCATGGCAATCGCTGCAGGATCATGATTAATTGCAATATCAACACTACGACCTGTTGCAAGCTCAATGCCAGTACTAGCGCCACCGCCACCTGCAAAGTTATCTACTATGAGTTCAGTTACACTCACCGCCAACTCACTCCTTTATACCACGAAGGTATTATTAGAATTGATTTAGCTTTTAACAGCATTTCTTTATCGAACCAACCGAAGTGACATTCATTACGTGGAATGCCTAGTGCATTCGCTAACCTGCCATATGCTTGTTCACGCTTAATGTTCTTATTGATTTTCCATACTGGATCGAAAAGTGCATGACATTCCTTTTTCAACTCTCGCAATTCGGAGTTGGCTAATCTTCCTAATGGTACTTGTGTTCCAGAATGCACACCTACATAAGCGTCGCAATTCGTACATTTATAGCAGCGCCCGTTTCCGTATTCCCTGCCGTAGATAAGTGCATTGCTGCAATAAATGACCTGAGAATAGCAATAGAGGCATTCTTTAGGAATCGGATATTTATCCATCACTCAATTCACCTACTTTACCACTCTGAAAGAATCCATTAGACCTAGCATGAACTTCACATGCATTGACGGGGAACAGTGTGTTTTCGGTTGTTCCTTTTTCACGACCATAGATATGACCTGTGTACACTGCATCACGTTTGCAGCCTACTTTATCGCATTTGATAACTTCATTCACTAGACTCACTCCCCACGATATTCTTTCGGATTGATACCATCCGGCACACGCCAGCCATTACCTGCAATGCGATCGATGAGTTTCTTAGCTGAATCAAAGGACCATGTACCAACATGCTCGAATCCTCGACCTTCAAGGAATCTGATCTGCTTAGGCGTTGTCAGTCCTTCCTCTCTTCGCTTATCCAATCGCTCAAGTAGTTTAGTAGCCTTTCCTGCGTTATCTACTTGATCAGGAAGTATTCCTAGCTTCTCAAGCGTCTTGATTTGCTTATCGCTAGGAGGTGCCATTTCCCAACCGAATGACGGAACATAGCTAGCTAAGTCCTCAGCTTGGATACTCATTTCAAATTGCAGCGGATCCACTAAGGCACGTTTACGACGCTTCATTTCTTCTAGTTGCTTGGCAAGTGCTTCTTCGCGCTGTGCAATGACATCCTCAGCTGCTGTTTTCTCTACTTGTTCCAAGTCTAGAGGAACGCCTGCGGCTTCGATTTGTTTTGTCATAGCTTTGGCAATTTCTTCATTTTCAGCAATCAGATGCGCTGGATGGCAAAGCTCATGACGCTCAGTGTGCCATAGGAAGTCGAGAAGCAATAATTCAGTTTTTCCTGGGAATAGTCGGGTACCACGCCCAACCATCTGACTATATAAGCTGCGTACCTTAGTAGGACGCAATACAACAACACAATCGACGCTAGGACAATCCCATCCCTCTGTTAGCAGCATGCTGTTACATAACACGTTGTATTTACCTGCATCGAAGTCTGCTAGGACTTCCGCTCTGTCTTGAGATTCACCATTTACTTCAGCTGCCTTAAAACCAATTGAGTTCAGAATATTCGTAAATTTCTGACTAGTTTTAACGAGTGGGAGAAAAACGACGATCTTACGGTCCTTTGCTACTTTCCACATTTCAGCAGCAATTGATTCTAGATATGGATCAAGTGCTGTGCCTAAGTCGCTAGATTTGAAGTCACCAGCCTGCTGCCCTACCGTTGACAAGTCGAGTTTCAGAGGAATGGTCAATGCCTTAATTGGGCTTAAGAATCCCTCTTTAATCGCTTTAGGCAGTGTGTACTCATAAGCTAAGCTCTCAAAGTAAGAACCTAGATTACGCATATCGCCACGATCTGGCGTAGCAGTAACCCCTAAAACGTTAGCTGATTCGAAATACTGTAGCACTCGCTGATAACTATCGGATATGCAGTGATGTGCTTCATCGATAATAATCGTGTCAAAATGATCTGCAGCGAATTGTCGTAACCGTTTATCACGCATTAACGTTTGAATACTACCTACGACAACACGGTACCAGCTGCCGATCGATGTTTGCTCAGCCTTCTCTACTGCTGTCTTTAATCCTGTTGACTTCTCAAGCTTATCGGATGCTTGGTCCAGTAGTTCACTGCGGTGGGCTAGGACGAGCACACGCTCGCCCAGCCTTACACGATCTTCAATTACCTTGCTAAATACAATCGTTTTACCGCAACCCGTAGGAAGGACTAACAACGTTCGCTTGATGCCTTTTTCCCACTCTGTTTGAATGGATTGCCGAGCTTCCTGTTGATAGTTTCTTAGTTCCATAGTTACCTCCTAAAACGTACCTTGCTGCCATCCTCCACCTTGTTGCGGTTGGTTAGGGAACGGAGCTTGATTCTGTGCCGGTTGCTGATAGCCCTGTTGTGGCTGTTGGTACCCTTGCTGTTGCGGTTGCTGCTGGTAGCTTGGTTGTTGGTATCCTTGCGGCTGTGCTGGCGCACCTGCTCCGTATACCTCTTCATAAGAATAGAATCTTTTAATTTCATTAGCCGTTCGATCTTCGCCCTTTGATTTGTAGTTACGAAGACCAAGCTTTAATTTACCTTTCGCACCAATAACAGTGTTCCAATTCATACGAAGTGGCTCACCTTTCTTCTTTTGTCCAATTCCAGCAAAGAAATTAGATAGTAGTCCTTCCGTTTTGCTGTGCAAGAATAGATTGTGGAATACTACGACATCCCCATGTTCAGGTGAATGTACAGTGATTTCGAGCTTAGCTTGGTTACAAGCAGGCATCTTTTCACTACCAGCAAAACGTGCACGTTCAAATTTTTTGACTGTGAAATTGTAGTCTCCTTCAGGAAGCAGTACAAATTCACTGCCCCCGTCATTTTGAATTGTGTCATCCCAACCAAATTCGCGTTCAATATTCTGTGTCATGGATAAGTCCTCCTAATTAAATGGTAGATTTTTTCGAGCTTCTTGAATCATGCTGTATACTTGTGGCCACGCCCCCACTAGCACACCTTCAATGAAATTAGAATCGTAATTATAAATTGGTGTATCGACTGGATAATAGCCTTTTTGACTTACTACGAGCTGAATTTCTCCCTCTAACACGCTATGCTGCACCATAAGATCACGCAATGACTGCGGAATGTTAGGATTAATCTCTACTGTTGATGCTGCAGGCTGTGGTGTTGGTTGAATCTGTTGTTCTGCTTGCTGTTGCACTTGCTGTTGTGGTGCTGGAACACTAGGTACAGCCGGTTGGCTTGTCGGTGCTGTAATAGTCGTTTGTGCTGGTACTGCTGCCCCCTGGTTAAAGATATGAGCGATATAGTTATAATCAAGCGGAAATTCATCTGGCAGGCCGTGACGGTTCTTTGCATCCCAAGCTGGATGGTGAGTAGCGAATACAGTACGTACTCCGCCTTGGCCCTTATGCTTCTTACCCTTATCGTCAGTAGCTACGCTGTACGTCTTGTAGTTGATGAATAAAACCATATCTGCCCACTCTTTTACAAGTGCTGCTGTACGTGAACCTGTCTTTTGACCAAGCTTCAACTGGTACCGATCATAAGCTCCCATCTCGTCTGGCTGCTCAAATTTAACGATCTGAGCATGAGCAATTAACACGACATTTATGCCTGCTTCTACTGCATCACTAAGTAGATTTAGAAAACGACCAAACTCTTCTGCTGCATAAATGTACCCTTTGCCATAGCCAAAGTCCTCAATTCCCTTTTTGTTATGGATAGCGCAAACACTTTCGTTACATTGCATTTCAGCCCAATCAATTGTATCTACTGCCAACGTGCCAATTACGGCAGGTCCCTGCTGAATAGCAAATCTAACTTGCTGATTCAGCATTTCCCAGCTTGTCGGCTTAGGGAATCGTCTTACATCCAGTTCTGTTGTACTTCCTTCTGTGTCGATAAAAGTGACACCAGGAAAGCATGCTGCAAGTGATGATTTACCAATGCCTTCTGGTCCGTACAAAACGGCTTTCTTTGCTTTGGCAACCTTACCACTAATGATTTCAAACATCAAAACTCACCCGCCTTCCATGTTGGTCCAGGATCGATTTCACCTGGAGGCTTCTGAATGACAATATCTTCTTGACCTGCAACATAACCATCTTCAATGATGATGCTGCATTCCTCGCCTGTGCTTACTCGAGTAGCGATAGCTTGCAATCCTTCCTGCTCGAGCCATGCCCCAAACTCATTAAGCGATTTCATATCCATCTGTTCCAATTTGTCTAGTAGGATAAAACCGCAATCTGGTTTAAGTTTTCTTACAATAGCAGTGGAAACTTTAAGCTGATCGGATCCGCTCATATTATCCCAGCGCTGACCTTCATATGTTAACTCGCCTTCTTCAACTGATAGCCCTTCAAGCGGCAAGCTAGCATTGGTAAGCAATTCAGACTTCTGCTGACGAATCGTATTAATCTCAGCAGTTAGCTTGTCGTACTCGATGCGGTACTCTCCAGCATCAGATTCCGCTTTGTCCTTATCAAGGTTAGCGCGTACCTTGCGGTTGATCTCATCAATTTGACGAATATTCGCTTCAAGCGCTTCCGTTGATTCGTCATGTAGATCAAGAGCATCTTTTTGGGCAATTTCTAAATCAGCATGCAAGTGGCTATATTTCAATTCCGCATCCTGCAGAAGTTTTCTGAGACGATCCACTTCTAAAGCCTGACTATTAAATGCTGACTGTATCTGAGCCACACGCTGACGTTTCAATTGATTTTCACCATTACGAGCTAATATCAATTGCTGCTGTTGGATAAGCTCAGATGCTGAAATTGGCTCTTTCGGTGCATCTGGAAAGTAAGGCTGCTCCTTTGCAAACTTAGACTTTTGATCCGCAATCTGACCGATTGCATGGCGACGGTTGTAAACTTCCTGCTCCTTTTGTTCTAGCTCGTGTAATTGGCTACCAACACCGATGATTTGCAGCAGGATGTTAGCCTTTTCTTTACTTGTAGCGTTCATAAACTTAGGAAGGTTAATTGCTAACTCTTCCACGAAGCTATCAAGCAGTTGCTGCCCTCCTTTCTGTCCGTTGGGATCGATCACCTTAAGGTCACTGTTCTTACCTTTACGCTCAACTACAAGCCCATTGGATAGAACAATGTGCAGGTGCGGAGGCGTAACACTACCTTCGCGATTTGCTTGGGAAGGTCGGTATTTATTACCGCCCAGCCCCCATGCGATTGCATCCAGTATGCTGGTCTTACCTTGTTTATTGTTGCCGCCTACAATTGTCAGACCGCTTGCTGTAGGCTCGATCTTCACTGCTTTAACACGCTTGACATTTTCAATTTCAAGCTTATTAATTTTGATCATTTAGCTCACCACTTTCGTTTATTAGCATATCGTTTCAACACTTTATCGATTTGATCTGATTTAACAAATGCAACAGTTCCATCAGTACACTTAACTTTGTACCAAGTACGAGCAACGCCCCACGAATCTATAACATCACCAGTTTTACCGTTGTATAGTTGCACGGTATCTCCATGAAAATAAACAACACTCATCGTCCAAGCGTACGGCCGATCTTAATACGGCACTCCAAACAAACCTGTTTACCTTCAATGGCATGCAGCTGATCAAAACTGCCGCACAGCAGACAGCCAGGCGTATACTTACGCAAAACAATCTGTTCACCCATTACGAAAATTTCAAGTGCATCCTTTTCACCAATATTCAGAGTGCGACGAAGCTCGACCGGAATAACTACACGGCCCAATTCATCCATTTTGCGAACAATACCTGTAGCCTTCATCTTGCTTTTCCCCTTTCGCCAGTGCTATACTGGCATCAACATATTTGTAACGCTTAGACCTTCTTGGCTCCTACCCCAAGAGGGTCATATTAATTTCTGCAACTTCTTGGTCAATCCACCATACTGCAGCAGGAATGACTTCCGGATCTGCATTCGTGCGTCGGTTGATTAACTGCCATCGCATGACAAGCAATTCGCTCTTGCGATCTAGCAGCGACTTCGGCATGTAGCCTCACCTCCCTTCAAAATAAATTAGCCGCAGTAGGTTAGATACTCATTTCCTAAACGCTTTAATATGCGACTTACAGTAGCTTGAGCTATACCAAGAGAATTAGAAATCTCTGTTTGAACTAATCCCTCCATAGTCATTTCTAAGACCTTTCGTTCTCTGACGCTAACCTGATCTAAAAACAAACCAATATCAATAGCTGATAAATCGTCTGCTTTACCTGGAATAAGATCAAAAGCTACGGCATCCTTGTTGTCTGAAGTTGGTAACAACTTATCTCCGGATATGATATAAAAATTGCATAACAACGCTTTTTCCGCTGTTTCAACAGAGCATCCAAACATATCGGTAATTTGATCTATGGTTGCATCTAACATGTCTAGCTTTTTGAGTTTGTTATAGATTTCTTGAGGAATCCTGCTAGTTTTAACTAGGTTATAGTCTCGCTTGAATCGACGTATTTCCCCAATAATTTTGTAGGTTGCATAAGTTGAAAACTTAATTCCTTTATTCTCATCAAAATGTTTCACTGCCTTAATCAAACCAATACAACCTTCTTGAAAACAATCTTCATAATCACTGAATGAAGGCCTCATTCGGAAATACTTATTCAATGCAAAATGGACTAGCTTTATATTCTTGCTAACCAACGCATCAACCACCTTAATTCCTCCCCTCAAATTTCCATTGTCTGTTCAAGCGTTTCAATCTTTGCTGATAAATCCATCAGCCAATCATGATCGCCCATTTCGTAAGCTAAAAAGGATAATTGCTTAAGTTCGTCGAGCTTTCTGACCAGCTCATAGTTTTGTCGAAGTAGTGGAATGATTTGCTGCATCTGGGGTGCACCAATAACCGTATTGCCTTTGATGTCGGTATTCATTTCCCAGATCACAGCTAGCTTACGGTGGATTGAGTGAATACCTATAACTGTGTTATTCATACCTCAAACCTCCTTCGCCTTATCGTTGTACTATACAATACAGTAATTAATTGATAGAATATTAATGAATTGAGTAATTTGAAAAGGAGTGAATTCATCATGTTAGCCTTTAAATTAAAACCGGTTTTCAAAACAATTGCTTTTGTTCTTACCGTCTTCGGCTGTTACACGATTATTAGAATGATTTTCTAAATCCGCTTTCCTTCGCTTAATGGATCGATTGTAGTAATTGTCTTCCTTGTTCTTTTCATCCATTCTCCAATTTACCTCTACCAAACCGTCATTGGATTATAAATCATATATAGCATCCTTACTGCTGATCAATATGAATCAACTAGACTTTGACATCTTTATGTTCACTAGCTAATTTCCCAAATATCTTTATCTTCCGTAGGGTAACGTTCAGCTTTCACTCTCGGTCTTGAAGGTACATTCCAGCCTTTTTCTTTACCCTTAGTTGCTCCGATTACTTTCCACCCTGACGCTTTTAAGCTTGTTCCTAGTTCAGACTTCAATGTATAAGTGATAAGCCTGTGATACCCCATTGCCCTCGCTGCTCTCCATGCAGCTGCGTAGAGCATTGAATTAGCATTCCTATGACCTTCGAGTACACAGCAGCGTGTCACTTCCAACGTCCATCCATCATCATTGTGCCTAGCCACTGGACGGCCAACTATCACAACCCCAATCACATTTTCACCATCACTAAGACCAATCGAAAACTTATGCCCTTGCGGTGCTACATTGTGCCTATGGTGCTGATCTACAAACGACTGAGCTTCTTTCAAAGTCATTGGCTGCAGCGTGTATTTCAAGCTATCACCCCTCCTCTGCTGAACCTTATGAATCAACTTCGGCTTTGTCGTTGTACTGCGACGCTGAAATTAACCTTCTTGCTCCGATAGAATAAAAATGTTATTGTAATAATTGGTTAACATTTTTTACTAATTATGATTTCGTGAGGTGATAATATGATAATGATGGCTTTAGGCGTTATAATACTTGTTTGCTCACTGATTCAATATTTCAGACCACAATCAAAATTAGCGCGTGTCATTAATCGTGATGTAGAAAATTCTGATAATA